CCATTTACGACCTTTCATATCTCCAAAGTAATATTTAATCTTTTCATTGAATTCCAAATGCGTCTTTACATAATCCATATTACCTGACGCTAACTTTTGTGTAGCAGATACCCAACCATAAAACAACGGATCATCTTTACTCGCAAAGCAAAATGACCATAACAAATCACATTTAGTAAGCACCGTCTTCCCATGACCCCGTGGCATAATAATCGCCAACTGTTTTTTGTCGTGATTCATAATGTCGTCAGCTATTTCATAATGAAACCACGGAGTCTCAGAACGCATAAAATCATCGGGAAGAAATAATTTACCAAAAGAAAGCATATCATTTTTTGCAAGTATATACGCTTCTTCAGCTTTGGATACGTTTTTTTTATTTATGTTTGCCACGACGTTTTACTTTAACAGAACTTTTTTTTAAGTCAATTAAACGAGGACCCTCTTTTTTCCCCATAATCATTGTAATTACTCTTTGTATTGCTTTTTCAAAGTTGTTCATTTTTTTTTGTTCTTTTTCCAACTTAAAGGGTTGATATTAAATTCTTTTTCGTAAAACTTTACTTTTTCTGCCAATTCCTGCCTTTCAATCCTTTCTTCCACGATATGCTTATCAAGTAGGCTCCCAATTTGTTTATTCGCATCCACCATTTTATCTTCCAACTTTCGTATGCGTGTTTCAACTTGCCAATAACCATATACCAACATTCCAATAAGAACGCATATTTGACCCAACCACTTAAGGTTAATAGAGACAATGGCATTATCATCAAGAATAGTAGTCCGATAACTTCTTGCGGTATCTGGTTTTCCATTAGTGTTTGCCATTGATTCGACTCAAACTTCCATCAATTCGAGACACTTGGTTGTCCAAATCATTGATCTCCTTCGTCAATGCGTCAAATTTGCGATCCAGTTTATCATCCGATTGATTCCATCTATTAATAAGCTTAATAATCATTCCTTCCATGTTTTCTAATGTCTCGGATTGACCTTTATTTTCTACCTTTAAACTTTCCAGGGTTTCCTGTTGTTTGGCTGATTTGTTGGATAAAGAAATAACAAGATATACAAACATAGCTCCCACTACGCCTATCATCCCTGCTTCGCCATATATAGCTAAAAAGTCCATAGCCTTCCTCGGATGTCGCTTTGCGACAAAAATTTTTTAAGACGACCTAGTCGTCAATTGCTTTTAATTCTGGTCTTTTAGCAGATTCTAATTGTTCAGTATCAAATCCTTGAAATACTGCGCCTGTGAGTTGCGTTACTTTGTTTTTCGGTACTACCTCAGCGGCATCCCACAACATTGAAAATGCTTTTAAGCGATCAACGGTGCGATCTGCACTATCGGCTTCAGCCTTTACTCCCTTAATAAGATAGTTTAGGTCAATACCTTCTTCTTTGAGTACCTTGTCGAGTTCTTCTTTCACTGCGGATACGATTCTCTCCTGTTTAATTAAAATACCACTCTTTACTTTGGCGTATTTCCGATTGGACGAGTTAAACGACTTTAAATACGCATCTTGTGGAGATAACCCATTGGCTAAGTATTTTGCAAACAAAGCTTCCTGAGCGGTAAGGTTCTTTCGTTCCTTTACCGAATCGAGATGGTTGCGACTTCCACCGAAAGAGTAAATATTTTTTCTCTTATCGGTATCCATCTTTGTATTGGCAGAACAAATAAATGTTCCTGTACAAGTGCCGACATAACGTACTGGTTTCTTGCGATGAAGCATTTCACCTGCTCGTAATATCTGTATGACACATCCGTCATCAGCAGTTACCCATTCTCCGATTCCTGAACTTCGCCAGTCAGAGCTAATAGGTAATCCTACTGGTATTTCGTCTACATATTCGTAAACGTAATTTTTAACCCCTTTAACAACGTATTCACGCATCACCCATCAAACCACCTGCATCATCTGCAGCACTAAACAATACATTGACAACTTCCTGTTTTAATGAAGGAAGATTCTCGACAAATTGATTGTTCATTTGTACAGATATTTGCTTTGTGGCGGTTTTGGGTTCTAGATCTACGATTTTTTGTTTTATAGAGTCGATTTCCTCGTTCTCTTCATCGTAAATGATCGTTAAGGAGTATTTTTTCATAAAGGAACTTAAAAATAAAATTCATGCAAGTGTTGAAAAAAGATAATTCTTGACTTTTATGCTTAAATCCCTTAGCTTGAGCGCGTCCTTGAGCGCAAGATCTACATCACTTCTTGCGATTCTCAAGGTTTTTTTTAAAAAAATAAGCAACAGGCAAAGAACTTGGACACTTCTACCCTTTATTATAGCACTACCCGTGCGTTTTAACTACCCAACTTTCAAAAATTGAAGCATTTTGATATGGACCAAAGAATTGAAATGTACCCCCTCTGATTTGGAAACGAGTTTCCGAATTGAGTTAATTATCAATTAGACATAAAAAGGAGAAATCATGTCAAATAATAAAGAATCAGTGAAAGTAGTCAGCCTAAGAATGTGGAAAGATGGTAACTGGGGGTATACTCTATCAACCAAGAACGAAAGACACACAGAGAAACAGTGTAAGAGTGGTCTAAGAATGTCAACCGTATCACCTAGATACCAGCAAGATGAGAATGGCAACAACATCATGAACCAAGACATCATGAAAGAACAAGCCACCTATAACTATCATTACATCGCACTCGATGATTATTATAATTCATTCGAGAAGTCAGAGGTAATTGAAGATGGTTGGACTAACAAAGCATATCTTGATGTTATGACTGGAGACTATGAACTCATCCAAGAGTAATCTACACAGAAGTGGGGAGTCATCCCCCTTCAGAACATTCGGACAATAGTGTCGCTATTATAGTTACACACTAGTTAAACAGTCACCTTCTAGGCTTCACCGCATCGAGGCTTAGAGGGTGGCACAACATTTGGAGTTACATAAGTAATAAAACATTATTGGCTAAGATTAAAACGAGTCGGTGGCGTAAATAGACATGGTATGTTAGGTAGGTGCTAGACACTTTGTTAACCTCTGGTATTGGAGAGCTATAACACGAAATGATTTATCATTGGATTACCAATCTCCAACACGCCTCTTAGCCAAAGTATTAAGACTTTGAAACATAGTCGATAAACAGTTTCGCAAAGCAACAGACATAATAACCACAAACCATAAGGAGTTACAATGGAACATCAAGTTCTTGCATCCGTGACCATTTATTTGGCAATCGGAGTAATGACTGCAATGGTCGTAATGCCAATATGTATTGACATATCAGATCATTTCAAACACAAACGAACAATCAACAAGTTACAAACCGAACTAGCAACCAAAATAAAATGCAACGGTTGTAACAATTACATACCACAAAAAGAAATGTTTGACCTTACGTCATGCATTGATTGTTTTGAATTACACTACTTTGCCCAACACTCGGAGGAACCTTACAATGGCTAAAACATACTACATATTAAAAACTGTCTTTGAAAACCAAAAAGTATATAAGACTAAGCGTGTCGGTAAACGATATGTCCACTTCACCCTTCCCAATGGTATGCCGCTAAAAGTTAATCATACCACTTACAAACATTGGAACGGAGGTGTACTGTGATAAAAGATAGAACACCAAAAGAAGAAAAAGAATTACAGAATATTCACGAAATGCAAAAATATGACGACTCTATGCCTCATCAACCTGTTAGTTCATACAATGTCATGAAAAAAACCACCTATGTAGATATTGAACTAAAATATTCTTACGATGAAAATGGACATCGTGTGTTTCAAGTGCCTGAAGCTGGTCAAATCAAGGAACAATTGTGCGAAGGTTGGGATGTGGATGTAGATGAAGATGGTCCTTTCAAAATTGCTTGTGAATGTAAGCAATGCAAACGAATTAATAGACAAGAAGCTTGGGAATACGATAACGGTATGTATGCTAGGGAAGATTTACGATGAATATTGCAAGTACAAGATCTATTTCACAGTACGCAGATGATTTAAGACAAAGATTATTAGATCCTAATGATAAAATGGCAATCTTTGAGTTAGCACAAGCTTTAATCGCTATCAATGTTGACTATAACATCAAAATGAGGAGTGTGTAATGAATATACTTTCAAAATATGTAAGTGATAAGTTTTTAGAATGGTTAAATAATTGTCCTTATCTGTGGCATTTAGATTCATCAGATGACAACTGTTTAAAATATACATTTATAATTGAAAAACCAAAAGAAGACAATGGATAGATCAGAGTGTTGTGGAGCAAAAGTGTATGATGATACGGATATTTGCTCCGAATGTTTAGAACATTGCGATGTTTGGGAGGATAAAGAACCTAGTCCATTTAAAAGAGCATTACGCTCACCATTAAAAATGTTACAAGATACTAATAAAAGGGAAAAAAATGAGAAAAATGAAAGATAAATATCAAACAATTAAGGTAATTAGGCATTTTAATGCAAGATGTCCAATTGCAAGCGATGTAACTGAGCCGTGGTGGGAATATTTCATCATAGATGATCCAGAAATGAATTTTCATAAAGATGACGACATACAATATGCTCTTGTTTTGGGTTGGCACGATGAATTTGGCACTGTCAGTATAAATGACTTAAAACAAAGAGCCATAACAGACACAAAAGACCTAAGTGATGTTGCACCTGCACCAGATTGGAGGTGGATTGATGAGTAAATGTTTAACAGAATATATAGATGATTGGTGTCAAGATACTTTCGGTCATACCAATTGGGAATTTTATGATGTTGATAATGAAAAATTATACATTGAAAAATATGAAGATTTCAACATAGCAGTATTTAAGGAGGCAATTGATGATTAGCACACCTAGAATGTGGTGTTATGAAAGATTTATGCGACAATGTGAATTTCATCAACATTTTCAACATATACCAAATTTT